AGGACGTTTTTCCGTATAAGTTGAGGGAATCGTAATTCTACCACTGTCTGTATTTGTGCGTCAAGGTGTTTTTTATGTGGACAATGTGGGCAGTGTGTGGATAGCGAAAAAGGCGGGGGGTTGTCCATGCGCTGCCATAGGGGAAACGAGGCTGTGTGGACAATGTGGACAATGTATATCTAAAGATAATAAAATATCACATATACTGTATAGATATACAGTGGTGTATTTATACGCTATTGTCCGGCGCTAATTTGAAACTATGGTCCAAAGTGCCCACATTGTCCACACTTTGCCCACGTCAAAACGCCAGCGATTACGCATGTGGACATTGTGGACAACTGTCCAACACATTGTCCACATTGTCCACACTCTGCTATCTAATCGATAGCATGTCTGCTATCTAATCGATAGCACATTGACCAACTGACCAGGTTGCAAGCCGCCGATGTTTGTGGACATGTCCACATTGTCCACACGTCAGACTGGCGCGTAAGTGAGTGCTCACTACCGCTTGGCATGTTAGTGAGTGCTTGCTGACTTAGGGGTGGGGGTAGGGAGGGCCGAGCGCTAGCCGCTGCGGTGGCGTAGGGGCCACGAACAAAATTTTTTTTAATGTAAACTCAAAGCACACGCAAACCGTGGCTGGAGAACCCATGTTTCACTCACTGCCCTACGCGCCCCGCGAAGTCAAAGCGACTGAGGCGCGCCTCAACGCCATCTACGAAGCCGCCAAGCTGGGCCTCAAAGGCGACACCCTCGCATTGGCTGCCGGCATGTTGCCCCAAGAATACCGGCAACTGTGCCAGCTTGACCCCATCGCAGAGATGGCGGCGATGAAGGGCAAAGCCGATGGCGAAGTCACGGCGTCGCAGCAACTGCACCAAGCCGCAGCCGAAGGCGACGCCAAAGCCAGTCTGGCTATCTTGCAACACGTCCACGGTTGGGTCGCCAAGCAGGCGATCACCATCGACGTAGACCAACGCATCTCAATCACCGGCGCACTGGCCGAGGCCGAGCGCCGCGTCATCGACGTGATCGCACATGACGTATCCGACATGAACATCAACCAAGCCACCAATGCAAACTACCAAATACAGCGCTGAAGACGAACAAGAGTTGATGGCGCGGCTGTGGTCGCCCCAGATCAAGGACAACCCGCTGGCGTTTGTGATGCTGCTGTTCCCGTGGGGCGTCAAGGGTACGCCACTGGAACACTTCAGTGGGCCGCGCAAGTGGCAGCGCGAGGTGCTACAAGACATCGCCGCGCACATCAAGCAAAACGGCGGCAAGATCGACTTCGACACCTTGCGCGAAGCGGTCGCGTCAGGCCGTGGTATCGGTAAGTCGGCCCTCGTCAGTTGGCTAGTGATCTGGATGTTGACCACGCGGATCGGCTCCACCACCATCGTGTCGGCCAACAGCGAATCGCAGTTGCGTAAAGTGACATGGGCCGAGATCACCAAGTGGCTGGCGATGGGGCTGAACAGCCACTGGTTTGAAGTGAGCGCCACCAGCTTGCAGCCAGCCAAGTGGCTGACCGAGTTGGTCGAGCGCGACCTGCGTAAGGGCACCAGGTACTGGGGCGTTGAGGGCCGGCTGTGGTCGGCTGAGAATCCAGACGCATTTGCCGGCGTACACAACATGGACGGCGTGCTGGTCATCTTTGACGAGGCCAGCGGTATCGACGACGCCATCTGGGCGGTGACGGCGGGTTTCTTTACGGAGAACACGCCCAACAGGTTTTGGTTTGCGTTTTCCAACCCGCGTCGCAACACGGGGTACTTCTACGAGACGTTTCACTCCAAGCGCGATTTCTGGAGCACCAAGGTGGTGGACGCCCGCACGGTCGAAGGGACGGACAAGCAGGTCTACCAGCAGATCATCGACGAGTACGGGCCGGACTCAAGCCAAGCGCACGTTGAGGTGTACGGTCAGTTCCCAAGCGCGGGCGATGACCAGTTTATCGGGGCTAACACAGTCGATGAGGCCATGAAGCGGGTCAAGTACCAAGACCTGAGCGCGCCTATTGTGATCGGGGTTGACCCTGCGCGGTTCGGGGCGGACGCTACGGTCATCGCGGTGCGGCAGGGGCGGGATATTGTCAAAATCATCCGGCACCGAGGCGACGACACCATGACGGTGGTCGGGTATGTGATCGAAGCGATTGAGGAGTTCAAGCCGGCGCTGGTGGTGATCGACGAGGGCGGGCTGGGGGCGGGCATTGTGGACAGGCTCAAGGAGCAGCGGTACAAGATCAAGGGTGTGAACTTCGGAAACAAGTCGAAAAACCCGATTATGTACGGCAATATGAGGGCGCAAATGTGGGGTGATATGCGCGAATGGCTGAAAACAGCTAGTATTCCGAACGACAGGTTCTTGAAGACGGACTTGATTTCGCCTATGATGAAGCCAGATTCACGGGGAACCATCTTTTTGGAGTCCAAAAAGGACATGAAATCGCGAGGATTGGCCTCGCCGGATGCGGCGGACGCTATTTGCGTGACGTTTGCCTTTCCCGTGGCGCATCGGGGCGAGTACAATGCGCGAACAACCACCCGCCGGACGTATTCCGATACTTCGGCAGCAACTTCTTGGATGGGGAGCTAGCATGGCGACGAAAAAAGGGGTTTCTCTAAGCGTAGGTCGCGGCGAAAAACTGCCGGTGTCCAAGGGCGCGGGCCTGACTGCCAAAGGCCGCGAGAAGTACAACGCTGCTACCGGCAGCAACTTGAAGCCGCCAGCCCCTAACCCCAAGACCAAGGCAGACGAGGGCCGCAAGGCTAGCTTTTGTGCCCGCATGGAAGGTGTAGTCAAGAACGCCAAAGGCGATGCAGAACGCGCCAAGGCATCACTCAAACGATGGAAGTGCTAATCATGGCAACTAAACCTGGTCTCTACGCAAACATTCACGCAAAACAAGCGCGCATCAAAGCCGGCTCTGGCGAGAAGATGAACAAAGTCGGCAGCAAGGCTGCGCCGACCAAGCAAGACTTTATAAAGTCTGCCAAGACTGCGAAGAAGAAGTAATGCCACTCGTTAAATCCAAATCACCCGAAGCCTTTCGCAAAAACGTCAAGGCTGAAGTGGCTGCTGGCAAGCCTGTAAAACAGGCCGTGGCAATTGCTTATTCGGTCAAGCGTAAAGCAGAAAAGAAATAACATGGCAGACCCAACAGGCATCGTCGCCGCCGCAGCCGTAGCTGTTGGTGGTTCGGCTAAAGACAAAACCGACGCCAGTGTGCTGGCTACCGCACGCTCACGGCTTGATATGGCGATGTCGGCCTTGTCTGAGTCGCGTGAAGATGAGATTGATGACCTGAAGTTCTACGCCGGTTCACCCGACAACCATTGGCAGTGGCCTGCTGACGTGCTGGCGACTCGCGGCGCGGTGCAGGGGCAAACCATCAACGCCCGCCCGTGCCTGACGATCAACAAGCTGCCGCAGCATGTGCGCCAAGTCACCAACGACCAGCGGCAGAACCGGCCAGGTGCCAAAGTCATCCCCGTGGACGACAAGGCCGATGTGCAAGTGGCCGAAATCTTTAACGGCATGATTAGGCACATTGAGTACCTGTCAGACGCTGATGTGGCCTACGACACGGCCTGCGAGAACCAGGTGGCTTACGGCGAAGGCTATTTGCGCCTGCTCACCGAGTATTGCGACGACAACACGTTCGATCAGGACATCAAGATCGGGCGCATTCGCAACTCGTTTTCGGTCTACATGGACCCGATGATCCAAGACCCAACTGGTGCGGATGCCAAGTATTGCTTTGTCACTGAAGACCTGACCCGCGCAGAGTACGAGCGCCAGTACCCAAACGCCGCGCCCATTACAACTTTGCAATCCTTGGGTGTGGGCGACCAGTCGATCAGCAACTGGCTGAACGAAGACACGATTCGTGTTGCCGACTACTATTACATCGACTATGACCGCGCAACGCTGAACTTGTACCCAGGCAACATCACGGCGTTTGACGGCTCTCCCGAAGACAAGCAGCTAAAGGCCATCTACGGCAAGCCCAAGCGCAGCCGCGAGTCTGACCGCCAAAAGGTTAAATACTGCAAGATCAACGGCTACGAAATTCTTGAAGAACGCGAGTGGGCGGGCAAGTGGATTCCCGTCATCCGCATTGTCGGTAACGAGTTTGAGGTTGATGGTCGGTTGTATGTGTCTGGCCTTGTGCGTAACGCCAAGGACGCCCAGCGCATGTACAACTACTGGGTCAGCCAAGAGGCCGAGATGCTGGCTTTGGCCCCTAAAGCGCCATTTATCGGCTACGGCGGGCAGTTTGAAGGCTACGAAGACAAGTGGAAGACCGCTAACACGACCAATTGGCCGTATTTGGAGGTCAATCCAGACGTTACAGACGGCCAAGGCTCTGCCATGCCGCTACCCCAGCGGGCACAGCCTCCGATGGCCTCCAGCGGCCTTTTGCAAGCCAAAGCGGGCGCTTCTGAGGACATCAAGTCCACAACCGGCCAATACAACGCCTCTTTGGGCATGGGCAGCAACGAGCGCTCAGGAAAAGCCATTCTTGCGCGTCAGCGTGAGGGCGATGTGGGCACCTACCACTACGGCGACAACTTGTCTCGCGGCGTTCGGCACGTTGCCCGTCAGCTTGTGGACTTGATCCCCAAGATTTACGACACTCAGCGCATTGCTCGCATCATCGGTGAAGATGGCGAGACTGAGATGATCAAGATTAACCCTGATCAAGAGCAGCCGGTTAACAAGATCGTTGACGAGCAGGGCATTGTGATTGAGAAGGTCTACAACCCAAGCGTCGGCAAGTACGATGTGGTGGCTACCACCGGCCCTGGCTACGCGACCAAGCGTCAAGAGGCGTTGGAGGCTATGGCCCAACTGTTGCAAGGCAACCCGCAACTGTGGCAAGTCGCTGGTGATTTGTTCGTTAAGAACATGGACTGGCCTGGCGCTCAAGAGATGGCTAAACGGTTCAAGAAAACCATTGATCCGCAATTGCTTAGCGATGCCGACGAAAATCCAGAACTGCAAGCCGCACAACAGCAGATGCAGGCAATGGGTCAAGAGATGGAGCAGATGCACCAGATGATCCAGAACGTCGGCAAGTCCATTGAAATGCAAGACATGCAGCGCAAAGACCTTGAAGCCCAAGTCAAAGTGTATGACGCCGAAACCAAGCGGATTAGCGCAGTGCAGGCCGGTATGACCGAACAGCAGATTCAGGACATCGCTATGGGCGTTGTTGCTGCCGCGATGGAGTCGCAAAGCATGATGAACCAGATGCCTGAGATGCGCGAGGAATCCATGCCTATGGAGATGACGCCACCTGAACAACAAATGGGGATGCCACAATGAAATGCGCTGACTTTATAGGAATCCTGTTCCTAGCCCGTGATGTGACGCACAGCGTTCACTTGAACACCCGCAGCTTTAGCAAGCACGAAGCGCTCAACATTTTTTATAGCCGCATCGTTGGCGCTGCCGATGATTTTGCCGAAGCCTACCAAGGCCGAAATGGTTTGATCGGCCCGATCACCTTGCATTCGGCAAAGAAGACCAGCAACGTCATTGAGTTCCTAGAAGACTCGTTGGCTGAGATTGAAGCTGCTCGGTACAATGTGTGCGATAAATCAGACTCGTCGCTGCAACAGTTGATTGACAACATCATTGAAGTCTATCTTCGCACTTTGTACAAATTGAGGTTCTTAGCATGACTGTAAATCTTTCCGCACTCGCTGGCGCAGGCGCTCAATTTCTTGACAATAACGGCACTATTTTGTCGGGCGGCAAGCTGTATTCTTATGCTGCGGGGACAACCACACCGCAAGCCACTTACACTAGCGCGTCAGGCGCTACGGCACACACTAACCCAATCATTCTCAATTCTGCTGGCCGTGTTGCCACAGGTGAAATTTGGTTGACTGCGGGCGAAAACTATAAGTTTTCGCTATTTACATCAACTAATGTACTTATCGCAACGTGGGACAACATTACGGGCATTAACGGCGCTGACATTACAAGCAACGCATCGACTGTAGTTTATGACCCCGCAGGAACAGGCGCGGTAGCAACCACTGTGCAAGGCAAGCTGCGCGAGAGTGTCAGCGTTTTAGACTTTGGCGCAGACCCTACTGGCACAACAGTTTGTTCTGACAAAATTCAAGCAGCGATTGACGCATTGCCTAATACTGGTGGTTCGGTTTATGTCCCAAAAGGCACATACCTTGCCACAAACATCCGTGTTGATGGCACTGGTGGCAACAAGTCAAACGTGTTGATTTACGGCGATGGTGCGTCAAGCATTATTTACAAACCAGACCCTGCCGACATTATCACGGACGCAGGACTGAAGTCCAATGTTTTGTGGGCATTGACTGGAAACGGCCATCAAATTCGCGGTTTAAAAGTTGAAGGCAATTTGAGCCGTGGGGGAACAGAGCCACCTTTTGTCATTAAATTTACACTAAGCATGACGTATCCAGCGGCTGGTCGCCCATTGTCCGTGGCTGTTGGTGGAGGCTCATCAACCGCGCAACCCAACGATTTGGTTTATATCGTTA